CTACCAAAGAACCGCTGCTCCACAGTTTCGAAACCCCGTCCGTGAATTTCCAACTTGCACCATCTGCAGCCGATTGCCCGTCATATTTATATCCAGTCCCCATCAACCAAGATTGAGATACAGGATATGCCGCCAACGAATATTTGGTTGGGATCTCTACGGACTCGCAAATCTTCAAGTTTAGATAAAATCTTGGAGTTGGTATTTGGTTATTCGAAATAGACTGAGAAATTTCAGAAAAGTCAAATTGAAGAAGGGCTCTGGACAAAACAGATCCGCCAGTGGTGGCTGAATATTGAATAATCGAACTGGAAACAATGCGCGGATCGATTGAACTAGAATCAAAAGATGCGGACATTGGACCGTTAAGCAATTCTATACTTGAACTTGAATAGCCAACAAGCATGGAATATGACAGATTGCTAGTGCAACTTGTGTAAGAAATGCGCTTTTCTATCTCCAGCACCTCGTCCAATCCCATGTTTTTGTACATGAAAGATGGATCATTGCTTATTGTGGTATCTTTGGTTGGATATAAAAAGTAATGCATGTGCTATATTCTTACATTATAAATATATACCCCAACCAATAAATTGAGCCTATATTTATGCCACTCTGCCCACTATATCTTTTGTTGGAAATCTTACTTCAAATATGCTTGGGTCGATGGAAGGATATACTACCTTTTCCATTGTTGCCTTTTCTATATCATATTCATAAGGCGAATAGTCACCGTCCTTGGCTGTCAAATTCTTGATTTTTAATGAAGATACGGACTGTACACCATCAACTTTTGCAATTTCAAGTTCAAGACGGCTAAGATTGATAGGCTGACAGAACTGGATATTGTTGATGTCAAAAAAGTTCTGCACCAAAGTGATGCAGTTTGCCAATACTTCTCTCTTATTATAATTCTTGTATGCAATAATCGTAAAGTCCACCCCAATGTTGATAACATATCCATCCAACAAATTAACGCTGTCAGTAAGCATGCGATATTGGTTGAGATAATTCTTAAGATTCTGACGAACAGCATCATTAGTTCCTATCAATCTCTGATTTGAGTCATAGCACAGAAGATACAGATTTATTGCAAATTGGTTGTTTGGCAACACGGTCTTTGTGTTTGTGTTTACAGGAGAAAGAGAACTGGTTGCCAATTGGTTTGGGTCGGCCTGAAGATTAACAGGATCCAATTGAGAATCGGTCACGGCATATGCTTTTGCAATTGAACCGTATTTTGGAGCCATTGCATATGATCTGATCACATAATCCTTTTGAGTGACTGCGCGTCCTTGTGAAGAACAATTTGCCAACGCATTGTTTCTAATTTCATCGCTGGTTTCTGACCCACGCCCGCCAGTTGCTGGTATCGGATTGTTCACCTTGATGGATCTTCTTACAAGATTGGTAAGACCTTGCTCAAACACAGGCAGTTCTGTAATATCACCAAAGAATTCCACGTTTGTGGTATTCTTGATTGTATTCGCATTAACATTGCTTTCAACTCCGCCGCCCACAATATAACGAATTGTCAATGTGGTGTTTGAAGGCGCTTGACCAAATGCTCTGGAAGACAGGAAATTGGCAGGATCATAATTGATACTTTCATTTCTGAAAGTTGCCGTCTTTCCTACCGTGTAAACATTTGGAATGATGATCTCATCGTCTGAGATGTTTGTGCCGGAACCGAATTCCACAAACATGGTGTTGTCTGCTTCTACACCAGTCACAAATCTTTTTGCTGTTCTCAGATACTTCAATAGAAATGGTACAGTGTCTCTATAAACAGACATACCGCTGTCATTTTTGTATATGTTTTCGGTTTCTATTGGCACCAAATCCTGTGCCAGATAGTCCGTTTCATACCAACGATTTCCGTCAGAATCATACATATCAAACACCTCTATGATGTTTGTTTCTGGTAAATAAATTCTATAAAATGGAGTTGGTGTTCCTACTGAAAAATCCTTGCTTATTATTTTTCCAGAAAATGCATCGACTGTTTTCTTCAAGACATAAAATTCTGGTTGACCAGATGTATTACGCTGATATACAGAGATTTCAAGTGGATCATTTTTTGTATCAACAGTGAAATCTACTGGAGCATTGGTCAAGAATGCAACGCCACTATCGCTTATCGTTGCCATTCCCGGCTTTATTATTTGAGCGTAGTTCATGTCTGGCACAAACCCGCCGTCTTCCTCTAACTTTGCAGGGACCAATTGATATACATCAAGTCTAGTTACGCTAGGTGCCGTCGCTTTAGTTTTATATCCAATAGATCTTGCCGAGTCTATGATGTTTTGCCTTTCTTCGGCATTAACAAGCATTGATTCTTTGAATTGATAATCGATATAGTAAGATAGCACATCACCAACATACGCAGCCATTTCGATGAACATCATACCAGTGGACGCATCGCTGAAATCCTTGTATGTGTTTGGATAATAAGTCTGGGCAAATTGCATCAACGACTGTTTTAATTGAGTAAAGTCCTTGCTAAGATACTTTACATCTTTTTTGCCCGGTTGAAAGGATTTTGGTGTGTCTAAAATCATATGTTATTGGTTGCCATCTCTACATTCAATACTTGCTGATCATATACTCCGGCAGAAGGAACTGTATATTTTACTGATACATCTATACGATTGTAATTGCTGTCCGAATTAGCACTAAATGTCACGGACTGCACATTTACATATGACATCCATTTTGATATATCTTTTCTTATGGTAGAATCTATTATTGGACGAAGATCGTCGGTGTTATTTTCAAACAACACATTCCACAGACCAGATCCAAATTCTGGATTCATTCTGCGCTCTCCCTTTTTTGTTCTCAATAACAAATTCAAATTTGACTTCACTTGTTCCGAGACGCTTCTACTTTGATTAAAATAACCACGAGGCCCATGCGTGATGGGAAGTGTTATTCCAAAGGTTTGAGCGTCGGTAATCATTATGCGGGTCTTTGTGATTTGGCTTTTTGATCAATTGCCTTCAGAAGTTTGGAATAATCGCGTGTCATCGCATTTGCAACGGCGGCAACTTCCTTGTTTTCTGCCAAAACTTCTTTTGGTAGACTCTTTATAGTGTCGATGGCGGATGGTGCAGAAACAGATTCCTCAAGTGGAATACCACCAACGGTTTCATTCAATACTTGATTCAATATAGGATTTGTACTGAAAGTTTTTGGAGCCTGTACTGGCGTCTGTTTTAACGGTAAATCAAGCGAAACGTTTGGCTTTTTTCTTGCTGGCATTTCCGTCTCCTTTACAGATTCAGAAATGACTGGTTGGGCAGATATTCTTTCTGCCAATACTTCCATTAGATACTGAGGCAGAGAATTGTTAATCTCCTCACGCACAACAGTTCTTATAATTTCTACTAGTTCTGTCTTTTTCATATATACTATAAATATAAGGGTTGTTTAGTCTTTTTTTATTTAAATTATTGTTATTGTGTTGGTGGTTGTTGCTGTGGCGGCGGTGTTGGTGAATCGACTTGGCCATCAAACGGCGTGTCGGTTGGGTCAGATTCTGGCTCATTATTGGCAGGATCATTTGCATCCCATCCACCCAAAGGATCGCTATATGTATCATCTTCCTCTACAGGAGGTTCTTCTTCGATTATCTCGTTACCATCGTCATCATATTGCTTTGGCTTAAATTTCAAACTGGTTTGAACCTGCACGTTTGTGGCATTTTTAATTGTCGTTTGCAATTGCTCACCGAGTTTGTTTATTCCAGTACTATTTATAGATTCTTGCAATGACTGTACCAGTTCTCCTTTGATTTCATTCAATATGCCGTCAAGTAGATGTTTGGCCAGAGCACCGGCATTTCCAGATGCCGCCGCTTTTATAACAGATGCCGCCGCAAGTATTACCGCCATATTCATTTTGAGCCCTGGAATAAATGGAGGCGATATTGTTTTATATTTTAATATAGTTTCTGCAATAAACTTTGGGCTTTTTCCTAGCAATAATCCCGGCAAATCGATACCAGGAAACAAAGGAAATTTTGGAAGTTCCAATCCGGTCAGTGCTTTTATACCAGCCAAATTAACTGGAACTCCAAGTGTTTTTAATGCGTCGGTGGTTGATGGAAGCCCAACGGGTATATTCATTGCGGCTGCAGCAGCACCTACCGTGGCAGCAACCCCTGCTTTTGTGGCCATTGCTTTCAAAGTAGTAGCAGTGACATTGACATTTCCATTCAAACTTACTGATGGAGTTATCGATTTTAAATCCAACGGAGGTGCCACGCTCGATTTTATACCACCCGAAGACAGAGAAGAAATATTAACCAAATTACCAGAAGATTGACCTGAAAAACCAGAATTACCCACCGACACATTTGGTGTTGTTGTAAACGTGGGCAGATTACCAGATGTCGAGATCGAAGGTGCCTGTACTTTTGGTATTGGTAGTTCTATTGGCATATATTACTTTCCTACAAATGCTCTGGAACTTTGCAACGAGGATATTTGAGAACGAAGTAACAATAATTGCGCCTGGCTTGCCAGCGTGGACTGCATTTGGTCCGCATGCGCCAATATAAACGGTGGGAATGGCGGAGTAGTGGGAGCAAAGGGACCAGTTGCAACGTGGTTATGCAACATAAGGGTTGTCAGTATTTGAACATTGTTGTTCAACATTGTTGCCAATGCATCGCACATTGCATACAACCATCCTGTCATTTGTCCACCCAAAATAACAGGTTCGTCGTTCGGACCTTCTTTATCGACACCAAGATATACCTTTTTTGCACTCAAAGAAATTACGCCTTCAAGTGATGAAAATGATATATTGCTCTTGGCCGTTCCACTTAAAAATCCTTCGGTTGCAATTCCTACATATCCTTTGGAAAATATCAACGTCTCACCCGCTCTGGCACCAAATACAAGCCTGTCACTGTTGATTACAATCTGATCTCCTGTTAGTTTGGGAACACTCGCAGACTTTGTTATATTTATGATAGGTATTCCAACCGGAGGCATGAAATTGGAAACTGTTTTTCCTGAAGTCATGTGGATGGATGATCCATCCTTGTTTATATCTTCGATGGTGTAACCTTTTGCCGTCTTGCCTTGTGGATTTTTTATTGGTGCCTGTCTATTGCGAATCAATACCATTGGGTTTCCACCATGATCTGCATATTCTCCAACACCCGAATCATTTCCTCGGTTGTCATCATATGCCCCAAAACGAATAGATGAACCAAATCTTGATTCTAAGATTGTGTCACCCTCGTGTCTTTTTATAGAACGAATATTTGGATTGAATTTAAAATAACTTCCAAGAATACCTTCGTAATTCTTAGTTCCTCCAGTTGCATTCATTACCGATTTTGGTCCGGTATATTTGCCATCTGCCCTATATTCATTTACATTTTCATCAACATGGCCAGCGACACGCTCCGTAACAAATGATGCATTGCTGTTTATAACAGACTTGGCATTCAATTTCTTAAAATAAAAATATCTATTGAGATATCTGCCAACAATAACAACTTCGTTCATCAATGGCCATTCTGTGATACCTGTGTTTTCGATTGGATATGCCCAATTTAATGATTCTTTTGGTTGACCTTTTTCACTATTCAAGAATCTGAATTTGATCTTTCCGATCATGCCATAATCCAAATCAGTTTCTGAGACCTTTGACCCATCTATGTTTTTCGGCCAATCCTCTGGGTTGGCATTGGACTTTTTCATTTCTGGGTGATTCTCGTCCAAGATAACTTCCAATACAACCGCCTCTTCCAACTCAAAAAAGTTTGGAAAGTCCGGCTTGCGTTCTATAACAAAACGCTTAGACGCCAACAAGTCGTCTTGTCTGACGTTTAGATCACTTTTTCTATTGATTTCTGAATATGCCATTAGATTTTTTTATCTTTAATGTTTTCTGGTACGCTGACTTTCTTGGCGGTTTCTTCGATAGCACTCATTAATTGCTTTTTCTCTTCGTCTGTCAATATAGACCCGCCGCCTTCACCGTCTGGTCCAACCTTGCCAGCCATTAACCGCTGTACAATGGCGGCAAGTTTGATCAATTGTTCGTCATTGCGAATACCAACATCAAAATATTCTTTGAGCAATGGAACGATTGTTACAGCGTCATTCACTGTTTTAATCATATCGCGCAAGTCTGTAATCAGTATGTCAATTTGCTGCTTCTTTTCTTCAGAATTGCCAACAATGTCTTTGCATAGCGAGGCAAAGGTTTTTCCCTTATACAACTCAAACTCGGATGTTTCCATACACTATAAATAGTCTAATCTATATATATTTCAGAGGGCGATAGATCCACGATTAAGATATTCACTTTTTATATTAGATTGCGGGCCAGCCATCTTGTTTATAACCTTTGTAATGTGCTGGGTCTGACAATCTGCTATCTCTCGTATATACAAATATAATGCTTTCTTATTGA